GGGTAACTAATAAATTAAGATCTGTTTTAGTTTAAATAGAAAGGGGGCCCATAAAGGCCCCCATGCTATATTAAAGAGTATACTATGTTAAAATAGATTACTCTTCAATAGTTTCGTAAGAACCATCTTCCAGGTTTACGTTAATCTTTCCGTAAGCGTCTTCTAAAGCTACTTTAGTCTTATCCTGCTGATCCTGTATAATAGCAAACGCATGAAGCAGTTGATGCTTCTGTGTTTCTAATACACCAAGGTCATGTAGAATAGCGTTTTTTTTAGCTTCTTGCTCACGCAACTCTTTTAACTCTTCTTCTTTGATTTTAGACATGATAATAAATTTTACTTAAAGATACGATAAATCCAATTATATCTCACCCTGTTTTTTAGATAATCTAAGTTGTTATCGTTACCATAAGCCTCTCTTTCAAATGATATAGCTTCGTAAGCCTTCATTCCGTAGAAAGGTAATTTAAATAACCACTCTAATACATACAATACATAGAATGGTAGTACACCTAATTCTAATGCTTGTTGGAAGTGAATCGACTCGTGGTTGATGACTTGCTTCGCCCTGTTTACCCAAAACTCTTCTTGACTATCTCTGTATTTCTCTCTGAGGATAATTACAGGAAAAAGGGCAATCCCCCCTATCTTCATAAGGATAGAGAGGATGTCCAATGTTTTGTCAGAGTAGATTACGAAAGGTCGTAAATCCCTAAGCCACTTCTTAATCATTAGATAGATAAAGTAATGTGAGTAGGATTAGCGATAGCCTCTAATTGAGCATCAAGTCCCGCTTTAAGACTTTCTACATCAAGCTTAGCCTCTAACCAAGCCTCTACATCTGCTTGAGTTAAATCTTCGTAAGCTACGAATGATTCTGCTTCAGGTGCTTCAAGTCCTACTGAGCCATATACATCAGCGATATTACCTTCAGCATCTTCTACTTGGTATCGGTAGTGTACACTCTCGATAACATTTGATAGTTCTCCTTCTTGAATTTTTGCGTGTAATCCTGAGATTACCCATTTGTAAGTTTTTGCCATTATTCTGCGATTTGTGGTTCAACGCTTGCTTTGTACTCAGCGATTAGTTCTTCTGACCATACTGCATCTGCGATTGCTCTTACATTATGCTCATCTGCTGCATCGTAATCACCGCAGTTTACTACGGTTCTAAAATACGATTGAGAAATAACTGAACCATCTTCTACGATTTGGTCAGCGTAACGAATCTGAATGTGCTTAAAAGCAGAAACGATTTCGATTTTGTCTTGTACTTTTTGTTTTGATAGTGCCATTTTTATATTTATTTATTTTTTATACGAAATAGGTAGCTGAAAAATATATATCAGAAGTGTTTACAAAGTTTGCATCATTTATATTTGAAATAACCCCTGCGTTTGTAACTTCAGAAATAGCAATTTCTGTGTTATTAACCCTAACATTACCTTGTAAAAAGTCTGCAAAGCTAATGTTGTTAATTCTAAAAGAGGCAGGTGAAGCATAAGAATTTAAATTTCCCGAAGTAAAAGGCAGTCCTGTAATTACGGCATCTCCTGTACTCGTTCCTTTGTTACTTAAAAATATACGACCCGAAATACTAACTTTTCTTCCTACTTTAGTGTATTGTCCACTTTGCTCGTTATAAGTAACATCAACACTTGCACCACCAAAAGAAATAGCAGGAATCCAAGTCCCTTCTTCATAATCATCTAAAGCATTAGCAGCAGCAGTATCACCGTTGAATTTTAATCCGTCTGTATCAAGGCGCATTCTTTCTTGGTTATTAGAACCTGTAGATGAAGTTGAGAATGATAATACTGAAGTAGAACCACTTGAACTTGTAGTAAAGCAAGATATTGCAGATTTTATTCCTGCACCACCTCCTGAAGCATCATTAGAATAAAATTCAATAGCACCAAACTCATCACCTGAACTCCATCCTGAATCATTATCAGTAGCTCTAAGTGTTATTGTATTAGTGTTTCTTGCTCCTTCTAAAGTAAGTTTAGATACAGGGGAATTTGAGCCTATCCCTACATTCCCTGAAGAGTCAAATCTTGCAATAGAAGTTGTTCCTTTGTAAATTCTAAATTGTCCTGCATTGTTTGCATCAATAGACCATTCGTGAGTACCATCTTGTGATTCCCAAGTTATACCACCATCAATACTATCAACATTTGGTTTAATATGAAGGGGTGAAGAAGGGCTCGAAGTACCTATCCCTACACTACCTCCTTGATTAACTACAAAATAACCACCTGAAGCATCTTCACATCTAATAGCAGTCCCTGAATCTTGACGAATATCTAATTTAGCGGAAGCCGAAGTGTTACCAATCAAAACATTACCTGAAGAGTCTATGCGCATTGCTTCTGTAGTTCCTTGAACAAAAGCTAAATCTCTACCTGTTGAACTATTAACTCCTCTACTAAAAATTTGATTAGCAGTAGAGCCATTTGAAATTAATACACTTGATACTGTTCCCGTATTTCTTACCGTTAAGGTAGTTGAACTTGATGATGCAATATCCAAATTAGTAGCAGGACTCGAAGTCCCTATCCCCACTCGACCGCTTGAGTCTATGCGGAGTCTTTCTGTATTTGCAGTATAAAAAACAGTATCATTAGAAGTTTCAGTACCAAACTTCGCTAAACCTCCATCAAATCCTACCCAAGCAATTTTAGAAGAATCTGAAGTTCTAAAGTTTACAACACCACCTCTATTGATTGCATTACCTTTTAAATCTACAATAACTGCTCCCGAAGTAACTGCTGAAGAAGCAGGACTCGAAGTACCTATACCTACGTTACCTGAAGAGTCTATGCGCATTGCTTCTGAGTCAGCAGAACCTCCGCCTCCACCTGTTCTAACGACAAAATTACCCGAACCTGCCGTAGCACCATACACTCGAACTCTTAAATCATCACCTGACCTGTCCAATACACCTGCGCTTGTCTGAGAAGCAGTTAAAGCACCCTCCCAAACAATAGCACCATTTACCTCAAATTTTTCAGAAGAAGGAGTTTTACCAATGCCCACTCTACCCGAAGAGTCTATGCGGAGTCTTTCTGCGTCATTAGTCCAAAAAGCAGTATACGTATTTTCTCTGTTTCTTATTTGAGAGTTGCCACTTGAATCAACATAAAGAACCAAACCATCTGAAGCAGTTTGACCTGTTGTACTGTTTTGTAATGCAAATCCAACGTTTGCAGCAGAGTTTTTATATACGCTTAAATCCCAAGAAGGAGTATCTGTATTTATACCTACTAATCCCGCAGATGTTATTCTCATACGCTCTACTCTTGAGGCATCCACAGCATTTGTATAAAATGCAAGTTGTTTTGCTACACTTTGAGAGCCACCCGTATCAGGAGAGCCTAATTCAGCGGTAGATGTATTTCCGACTGTATTTTCTCCTACAAAAAAAGATTGCCCTACACTTAACGAAGAAGATGGAGTATTGTTATTTATCCCAACTCTATTATTAGCAGCATCTACATATAGTGTATTAGTATCTACTGTTAGATTGCCTGTGATTCTTGTGTTTCCACTTGAATTAATAACTAATCTGTCAGAACCTCCCGCACCTAATGCTATCTCGTTACCTGTTAAATCAACATATTCAGTAGCACCAAATTCATTACCAATCACCTCAACACCATATAAATCAGCATTCATATATACATCACCTGCGGTAAAGTGGTGCTCTACTATACTTGCATTACCATAAGTAGCGGTATTAGACCCATTACCTGTAGCTGTTGAACCGATAACTATCTCGTTAGAAGTAGTTGCAGCAGAACCATCAGCATTATAACCTATATAGATGTTGTCATCTCCTGATGTTTTACTATCTCCTGCTGCATATCCTACAGCAACATTTCTATCGCCATCTGCATTTGATAATAAAGAATTTACACCTATTGATATATTGTAAGAACCCGTAGTATTATTGCTTAAAGAATTATAACCCATTGCTGAGTTAAAACCTCCCACAAGATTAGATCTTAAAGAATCACCTCCAAAAGCTGAATTGTAAGCTCCTGAAGTGTTTTGTAACATTGATTCGTAACCTACAGCGGTATTACCATTTGCTGTAACATTATTTCTTAAAGCATCCTTACCTACTGCAACATTTCTACTCCCTGTAGTGTTATAGGTCAAAGCCTCTTTACCTACAGCGGTATTCTCTGAAGCAGTATTAATTCTTAAGGCTTGATATCCTACTGCAACATTACCACTTCCTGAGGTATTATCTCCAAGAGTCGAAACCCCTATAGCTGTATTATATAATCCCGTTAAGTTTTCTACTAAAGAATTATATCCTACTGCTACATTGTTCGAACCTGTAGTATTATCTAACAATGAGTATGCTCCTAAAGCTGTATTGTAAGAACCTGTATTTGCATATAAAGAAGCTCTACCTACAGCGGTATTGTTTATACCTGTAATATTTCCTGCAAGTGATACATATCCAATAGCTGTATTACTTCCTCCCGTTGTATTCGATAAAAGTGCTTGACGACCTATAGCAACATTCTGAGAGCCCGATGTGTTAGTGGATAAAGAAGAATAACCAACTGCGGTGTTATCTGCACCATCTATATTGTTATTAAGAGAAGTATAACCTACTGCCGTATTATGCTGACCTGTAGTATTGTCTTGTAAAGCATTTGAACCTAATGCAGTATTTTGACTACCCGTAGTGTTATTATACAATGAAAGATATCCTACAGCAGTATTTTGAGAACCTGTGGTGTTTTTAAATAGTGAGCTTGAGCCTAAAGAACTATTATTTGCTCCTGTAGTGTTAAAATTAAGTGAATCATATCCTATTGCGATATTATCATTAGCTGACTGATTACTGCTTAAAGAGTTTGTTCCTATAGCAACATTTCTTAACCCAGTAGTGTTATTATACAATGAAAGATATCCCACTGCAACATTATGGTCTCCCGAAGTATTCGCTCCAAGAGTATTATAACCTACAGCTGTGTTGAATTGACCATCTATATTATCAAAAAGAGCCTGTACACCAATAGCAGTATTTTGAGTAATACTACCATTCCCCTTACCAATAGTAAGCCCATTAACCTCGATATCAGAAGTAAACGAAGCACTACCCGTTCCTATGCTAAGAACCGTAGCATTCCCTAATCCATCTGTAATATTCTTTTCACTTGCACCTATAACATCATTATCTGCTGTCTTTAACAGACCATCATAAGTGTCTTTAATTTTAGTATTTGTAAGTGTAGCCATTATTGTTTTTTGTTATCTTGATCTGGTTGTTTCTCTTCTTTCTTTAGAAAAGCAATCAACTTCTTGATGTTTTCTTCCTTAGGCTTGTATTTGCCTCTTACTTTTCCCATTAACCCAAATACCAACTGTGGAATCCAACATCTTTGTCTGGCTGCATGTCATCTGTATCAACTGTAGTATACTCAGGGTATAGTTGACTGTTGAAATCCATGTAGTCCATAAAACGTCTTGTGTAGAACTCAGCAGTCTCAGAAGCCCTATTGATCAGCATATTAAGCTCACTCTCTGTTATACTGTCTGAGTTTTCACTTTTGTGTTTGTACACTCCGCCATTGCCGATTTGAAAAGCGGCAAATGGCAAGTAGGTACTCTGAGTAAACCAAATAAGCATGGGCTTAATGTATTCATCTAACAACGTCTTATAATCTGCATTACCAGCGTCATTAATAGTGTTGTTTATAATAAGCGTTTGCAGCTTCTTGTATAGTGTGCCACCAAGATAGTTCTGAATCTGAGTATCTTGAGCAACCTCAACAAACTGAATGATCTTGTCGGGGTCTAAGTTTCCACTAACAATAGACTTCTGTTTTATATCTTGTATTGTAACAAATAGTGCCTTCTGTGCCATGATTAGTTAGTTGTTGGGTAAGCACCTTTGTTCGGCATATCGATTGGCCTGATTGGCACTTCACTTGGATTAGTTGGTGCTTCAAAACCTTCAGACAACGCCTGATCTTCGCTTACTTGTTGTTTCTTCTTATACACTCTTCTTTCCCAGAAGTGATGGCAGTTCTTACCACCCTTGTATTTAAATAGCGAGTAGTTACGTTTCTTGTGACCTAAATCCTTGTTGACTCCTCTAAAAGACATCATGTTGATGTCCTCTAATCTAAATACAATATCCTTCTCTGTTAAAGATTCTACTTTAGAGCAGAATTGACGGCTCTCAGCAGACTTTCTAACAGGCATATATGCATAACGTACCTTGAAACCTTTATTGTCCTGAGAACTCTTCTTAGAAGGAGCAGCGTCATTTCGCTTCACTTCTGCAAGCTTAGTAAGGTCAAACTCTTCATTCTCATCAGTAACCACTTCTGTGTGTACCAACTCCCAATCTGAAGAGATTACTTCTCCTAACTCCTCTAATTGGTCGAGTAGGTCGTCTGCGTCTTCGTCTGACAATTCTTGCAGGTCTTCAGGCATTTGCTTTGACAACTTTTCTCCTGTTTCTTCTTCTCGTTTGATTTTAGTGGCGATGTTGTCAAGCTCTGTAAACTCAATAGGTTGTAGTGTTATAAAGTATAGATTAAGATAGATACCATTGAAGGCCAGGATTTCATCCAGGCCGTCAATAATCTGCTGTTGGAACGGTCTAATTACCATGTTGTCCATGATAATAGAAGCTGTTCTAAGCTCTTCTGCGTTGTTACCAAAGCCTGTGTTGTCTTTAATACCTAATAAGATAGGAGACACAATTCTGTGGCCTAACATTATCTTCTCTCTTGACTCATCAGCTAAGAACTGATACTGCGCATGAGCGTCAGGTAAATGGATAGGGTCTATACTTGCTTGGTCTTCAGCAGACTCATTGAAGGTAAGTATAAACTTACCTGCATTAGATGAACCACTAAATTTCTCATAGATTCGTCTTTCAATTAACTCTTGCGTCTCCTCGTTGGGAACACCGTTATTAAAGTTAACCAAAAGCGAAGGTTGTAGACCATTTTGGATATTATTAATGTGGTAATTAGCCACCTCTTCTTCGAGGTCGCAGTACTGAAGACACCCATTATAATCGACTGGAGCATAGTAATAGAATCCTGATTTATAAGGCTTGAATATATACAGCTCAATAAGCTCTGACTTGGATCCGTTACCAAATGTTGGTATACGCTTAGGATTATCTCCAGGCTTTAGTTCAGACCACTTGTGAAAGTAGTAATAAGCTTCTATACGACCATTTTTAGCCTTCTCAGCTCTCAAGGTCTCCATTGGAAAATGGAGTACCTTAGTGATTGCCGTCTTTTGCTTGTTGTAAATAACTTGTACTGCAGCTTGTCCAAGAAGCTTATAATCACTTACTACCCTTCTCATTTCACGAGACTTGAGAAGCAGCTTCATTTTAGCATACATCTCAGGCTTCTCATCACTATCTGTAGCATCTAATCCACGACCATAAATCATCTCTGTAATACCATTAATACAGCACGAGTTGGTTGGGCTGCCCAAATAGTTTTCTATAAGACCGTCAAAATAATCTTGTCCGTTTTCGCCATCTAAGTAGAGTACCCAGTCTTTGCTGTGCTGTTCTACCACCTCTGGGCTTTGATAACCACTAAGGTTTACAACCTTAATGCTATCTTTATAACTCTTAGGTTGCTGTGGCGTTCCTACTAATTTAACTCTGTTCTTCATATTATAATACTATGTATTCATCCTTACCTGAGTTATACTCGTTGTAGTTATCAGGTAGCGTAAATACTTCTTTCTTGCTTGTCTCAGCTGTTATATAAATCAGATCCCTGTAATAAATATCAGTACTACTCTTTATAGTTACGGTGTATATCTGACCTTCTTTTAGTGTAACAGAAGGCGTTAGACTAACCTCTATAAAGTTACCGTTAGATGAAAGGGCAACGCTAAAGCTAAGCCCTCCATCCTCAACGTCAGTACCATTCTCTATTAAAGAAAGAGTAGCGTTACCGAGCGTTGTCGTGTTGTATGTAGACGGAATAATACTAAAAGTTTGTTCCGTTTGTATTGGTCTTAATCGTATCACAATAGGATAACTAAAAGGTGTGTTTTCTGTTTTTATTTAAATAAAAAAAGAGGCCTTACGGGGCCTCTTTGATTAACTTCTAAGCTTGATACTTAAGCTGTGTAAGGGAATGTTCCTGTTACTAAGTTAGCAGGAGTAAGCTCCATAGCTGAGAAGCTTAGTGTGTAACCTGAAAGGTCACCCATAGCAGCACCAGTTACAATAGTACCTCCTGTTACGTCAGCACCATGCTCTCTACCTACCAAGAATAGGTTTCCGTTGTAGTCTTCTACAACAATTCTTGGACGACCAAAAGAAAGTAGTTTAATTTGGTAGTTGTCCTCTTTGCTTAATTTAGGCAAAGTAAGCTCAAGCACTTGCTCGAAAGCAACAGTCCCGTTTTCACGAGAAGCTTGAATGTTTTGTGTTAAAGAAGATGTTCCTTTAAGCTCATACTTGTAGGTTGTAGCTGTGGCAGCCCAAACAGCAGAAGCTACTGTGTCTTCAGAACCAGCGGTCTCTACAAGCGGAATAGATGCTGATGAATCGTAATTGATGAAATATACGTTCTTCAGTCCACCTACCGAGTCTCTACAAGGAAGCGTTCTTCCAGTATCGATGTTGCAACTCATATTATTTAGGTTTTTATATTAAAAAAGGGGGAGGGGCGAAGACCCCACCCCCTTCTTTGTTAAACATTAGATTTATTAAGCTAAAGTTAGCAATGCAAGGTCTGAACCAATTCCGTACTGAACACCAGCAGTAAATCGCATGATAACTCGTACGTTTTGTGAACCGTCAAGGTCTCCCATGTCGATTACTTTAACTTCGTTATGGTCAGAAAGTAGACCTGTACCGAAGTATAGGTTAGAAGCCTCACCAGCTACGATGTGGTCAGATGGCATACCAGGAGCAAGCTGAACTTTGATTCCTTCGAATGCAAGAGCGTTACCCATGTTGTACCATAGTGAACCTTGATTAGCAACACCCGCAGCACCTAATCCTGAAGCTCCGAATCCACCTAAAGCACGAACGTAAGCTTGGAAAGCTACAGTTGGAACATAGATAGTAAGATCTTCTTTACCATACACAGCAGAAGGAAGCGCATCAACAGTGTTTCCTAAAAGAGTGATGATGTTAGATGAAGTGAATGAAGTCTCAGATCCGTTAGCAGCATCGTTAACATCAGAGTCAGCAGCCATAAGAACTGTGAATCCGTCAAACTCACCAGCAGTAGCGTTAACACCACCCCAAATGTTTTGCTCAGTCTTCTCAGCAACTTTACCTGCAACGTGAGCGATTAAGAAATCAGCAAAGTTAGGAGGTAGTTGGTCGAAAGTAGAGATACCCATTTGAATAGCCTCCCAGTCAGAACGGAAGTCTTTCTTACAAAGCTCAACGTTTACTTGGAACTCTTCTGGTTGAAGGATACGCTCAGTTAAAGTAACTGATCCTGTGTCAGCGAAGTCGCAAGAAGCGTTAGCAATAAGTCCTGAAGTAGCAACTTTCTTAATTACTTCTTTGTACTTAATGTTTGGTTTGATGCTGATAGCACCATCGTTCAGGGTTTTACCTGAAAGTAGCGCAGCCGAGATGTACTGATTTGCAAACTGGCCCGCATAGGTTGTGGTAATCGAGGTCGTAGTAGCCATTGTTATTTATTAATTTTAATTATTGAACATTTTCTCGTAAACAACGCTCATGGTGTTTTTAGGTCTTAGACCGTTGAACAGTTGTTTTTTCGGTTGTGATTCTGCTTGTGGAGCGTGAGTGATAGGCTCTACCGCTGGCTCTTGAGCAGACAATTCTTCTTTTGCAAGATCTTCAGTTGGAACTTCTACTTCCATTTCTTCAGATCCCATTTTGTCAACTAACGCATCGTACATTGCTCTAACTTCTGCGATAGCTTTCTCGAAGTCATCTTTAGAGACGTACTCTATTTTTACTTCGTCTTCTACAGGCATATCTTCTTCCATGCCTTCTTTGTCTTCGTAGCCTAACTCTACAGGCTCGTTTACTTCCACTTCTTCGGCAGATAGTTCAACTTGCTCTTCAGCTTGCTCAACCACTGTATCTTCAGCAGAAAGTAAAACAGACTTTAATTTGTCTACAATTTCACTTGCTTTCATAAATACTTAATTTATATTGGGTTAACTATTACTTATTTTTATTGTTGTATTTTCAACCTCCGATAAAACCAATTCCTTGATTAATCATACGGCCTTTACAGCACTTTCTGCTGTAGGTGTTTCCTTTAGCACAAAGACAAGCCCTGCGATTTTCTCTTGGGCTTGTTCTGCTCCACTCATTTCTTGAGCCTTTTAGTCTACGCATAGCTTTGTGTCTTTTGAATGAAGTATTCTATATCCCAAACAGTAGAAGTACCTCCGTTTGATTCTACATAAACAGACGCTCCATTATCAAGAAAGCTTTGGTCTATATAATACTGAAATATATTATGAAATATCTGTGTCGTTGCGTTTCCTTTAATAAAAGCTAAAGCTATATCAAGATTTTCAATAACACCCCCACCATTTTGAATTGACAAATCTAAATACGTTTGATTTGCATTTGGTGCTTGTGCTTTAAATTCTACTGTTGTTATATAAACGTCATTTAAATTATCTCCTATTATTTTTTGATTTACAGCGTTTTCATAATATTCAACAGACGAATCGCTTCTAATTACAGTTCCTTTATTATTAGGAAGTAGGGTAGAAACACCATCTGCCAAACTTAAAGGCGCTGCTTCTGTATATTGGCTATCTATGTATCTTGCCCAACCTATGCCCGTTCCAATTCCCGCTTGTGGATATAGCTTTACCCACTCGCCATTAAAGACCGTCCATACGCCTGCCGAAGTGGTTACATACGCACCTTCTTCAATGTTATACAGAAGCCTTTCAGCTTCTGTGTTTACATCTGATTTCGTTCTATAAGAAGTGTTATATATAAGTGCCATTATCTACCTTGTCCCCTGTATGGTTTTTTATAATTCTTAGACGTCTTTGATTGACTTGTTTTGGTCTTCGCTTGAACGCCCTTTCGGTTTACTTTAGTCTTCTGTGCTTTTATTGCTACGGTCTGCTTAGCCATTATATCTCACCTAATCCCTTTAACTTAGACTCTACCCAATTCTTCATAGATTTGCCACCCCATAATAGGTAGCTAATCGTACCGCAAGCCTCTGGCTTTGCTGGGTCGTAGTATGCTTCTGCTCGGCTTAGGTAGCTGTATATTCTCTTCAGTGTTGGTAGGGTGAACTTCTCTTTTCTTGCTAATTGTTGAGCTCTTACTTTTCCTACCTGTGTAGCGCATTTATTACCTAACTCTTTATTACGTTCAATACCTAATTTAGCGTTGTTAGAGGCACTTTCAGGATAGCCTCCATAAGATTCTAACTCTACTTCTTCTAAGGCTGCTACAGCCTCTAAAAGAGCATATTCCGCTTGTAGTTCTCTAAAGCAATCTGCGCACAAATCTTCTTCGATAGGTTCTTTAGGTCTATCAGCATTATCGCTAAAGTAACCTTCAATAGAAAAACC